CGCTGAGGCTCGCCCCACGAGTAATCGTACGTCTCTTCAGCATGAGCCTGAATCGGACGACGCCAAGACTGGTTTTCTACAACTAGCATCCTAATGCCAGATTGTACCTGCTTCGCAACCCCTCATTGCCAACAAGCCTATACTCGTTTACATGCTTGGACGAAGAACGAACAATACGACGACGCAACGACTCGTCACGAAGAAGCCTAAGCGTATGCTCAGTAAAATCAACGCGGTCCTCTGCGCGAAGCAGACAATCATCCGGCACACGCTTATACGCCTCCACCGAGCTAGCAACAAGCGCAGCACCACTCATCGTGAACTCAAGCCATTTCAAATCACTCTTACCACTCGTCACGTTATTGTCGATAACCGGAGCGAGGCCAATATCCCAGCGGGACACCACACGCCGATACGAGTGAACTCCAGGCGTGAAGCCGATGTGCGTATACGGGAAGTCCCAATCAGGGTCAAGGCCGATTACTTCAACGTCAACGTCTTTGAAGCCTGACGCTGCGCGCAACGCATCAGCAACCAAGTGAAAATGATCCAGATGATTCACGCTTAGGACGACGCCGACAATGCGTCGCTTCTTCGCTGATCGCTTAGGCCAATCCACGGGATCAACCGTGTTCTCACACACGATCACATTCGGATTGACGTCCGAGTACCACTCGGCCAGTCGTGGCGTCGCACAGATGATGTAGTCGGCCTCTTCGCACATACGACGATGCGACTCTTGTCGCTCGCCCCACATCTCACCATTCTTCTTATGGTAAGCACCAACGATCTCCTGCAAATCAGGCGCCAGATAATTATCATCCACGTCAATCACTCGACGCTTCCCAAGCCGCGCACCCATATCCCACAACTCTTGCGCATCACTATTCGGATACTGGTACACCCACGCTGGAGCCTGATGCGAATCAGACTCGTCAAACGAAACACGCACAGCCGCACCAACAGTACGACTCGCCAACTCGCACCGCACATACCCCGTGCCATCCATCCGCCACTCGTAGAACACCGCAGGAACATGCTCGCGCTCATCGTACGGCGCAAGATCAGCCCACGACATTTCAAGCTTCTGCGCTTCGCGCACCGTCGTCCGATGCAACCCGTCAAGACGCTGCCGATACCCATAGCGCGCAAGCGGAGCAGGATTCAACCGATACCCAGCCTTCGCAACTCGATACATCAAGTCCCAATCCTCAATCGCCACATCACGCCACCCGCCAACCGCGCGCAACACTTTCGTCTTCACAAGGAAAACGCCGCACACATTCCGATCCTGAATACGACGAGGACACCACGGCTCAGCCTGGAAGCGGAACCGTTGCGCGCCAAACCCGAGCATCCACGGGTACGCACCATCGTAATCAAGCGCGGCTTCCCACAACTTCCAAAGCGTGTCCTTATCAAGCACGTCATCAGACCCCATCACGAACACGTACTTCGTAGTGATCGTTTCCAACGCGGCATTCAACGCGGAAGCCATCTCATGCTTCCCAGCGTTCTTCGCAATGCACACGCGAACACCACTCGGCAACGAGCGCAAAGTCTCACGCAGCAAATCCTCGTTCTCGCCATGCCACGGAATCAGCACCGTCACATGACGACGAACAGCCGCCTGATACGCGGCAATGTTGTTATGCACGACTAGGCGGGAATCTCGCGCTGAAGCGACTCGGCCTCAGCAGCCTCAGCAGCCAGCTCGACCTTGAGCGCCTCAATCGCATCAATGACCTGCTGACGCGGACGATCACGCTGCTGCTCGTACGCCAGCACATAGTCAGGATCGTACCCACCCATCCTGATCATCTCGCAAATGATTTTATGCGTCGGCTCGCCCTTCTTGCCCTTGTCCTGCTCGTACGTCGGCCAAGGAGCCTCAAGGCGCTTATCGCCAATCAGAATGTGATCCCGACCAAAGCCCGAATCCTCCAACAGCATCTTCTCGGCGTACTCGCGATCCGCAGGATCAACAATCGACTCCGTATCAAACACGCTGAACATCAAGTCGGGATTCCACCCATCATGCGCCTGACCATCAACAACGCCAACGCTGATCATCGGCGTAGCACCATACGCACTAATCGAACCATCATCGCGCCGGCCAAAGCCAAGCCAATGCTGCTTCGCAATCTCGCACTCGTCAGGACGCACAAGACCATGCTGGAACTGGCACATAATTGCCGGCTGAACAGTCTGCGGCATCATCATCCCACCCGGCCCCAGAACCATCTGGACCTTATCTGCTCGGGCGACAAACATATAGTTCGCGTGCTTACTGACAAAACGCATTAGGTGTTTCCTCCGGTCGGGTGAGGGTTGTGGACAGGGGAGCCGCCCGTAGGCGACTCCCCTGTTCGCTTGTTGGCTTAGTAGCCGGTGATGCCGCGAATGATCGCGTGCTTCTTCTCCTGGCCGATCTCGAACGACCACTCCGTCAGGTACTCCTGCTTGATGGAGTCCTCGTCGTTGGCCTGACGATCCGGCTTCAGCACGGTGTCGCGGAGCGGACGCATCTTCACGTCGTCCATGTCCACGACGACGCCGATGCCGCCGTACTGGTTGGAACCAGTCTGGAAGTCGAGCCAGTCGCGCTTGATCATGATCTGGATCACAGCGCCGGAGGCCGACTGGTACTGGCCGAGCGACACGCCGTACTTGTTCGTATCGACGCTCGGGAGGGCCAGCTTGCCCTGCGCGAACGAGGACATGGCGCTCGCCACGAGCGGCGAGACGAACATGACCTTGTTCTGCGAACCGTAGCGGAACGCGGTGCGCAGGAACGTCTCCATCACGGACTCGGTGAGCGTGCCGCTGACCGTGGTGATGTTCGACGTGACGTACTGGAACAAGCCGCCGACGTAGCCGACGGGGGTGGTTCCGCTGGTGTTGAGGTCGCGAACGCCCCAGAACAGGGAGTTCTCAAGCTGACGCTTGTGCTCGATCAGCTTCTTCTTCGCCTCGTTCGCCGGCTCGGGACCGCCGTACAACTTCGACGCGACCAGCGTGTTCGTGAAGCCCCACGGGTCACGCTGAATCTGAGCGTAGTTGTAGTTGGCGACCTTCTTCGTCTGGATGAGCGTGCCAAGCGTGGCACCCTCAGCAGCCGCGTTGCCGACCTTGACAAGGTCACCACCGCTGACAGCGGAGAGAGCGGTGACGCCGCCAAGGGCGCGCGTGACGTAGATGGTGTCGGCCGACACAGCCGACACGGAGCAGTTCTCGCCCGTGGTAGCAATGCGAACAACGTCGCCCGGACGGAAGTACGTGCCGGTACCAGTGGCAACCGCCAGAGCCGTGTCCGCAGACGTGGCCGACGCAGACAGGGTCGTGAGGCGCGGCACCAACTCGTCAGAAAGCCACTCGACCTTCTGCGAGAAAGCGGAACGCTTCCCGACCTTCTGAAGCATCGTCGTCAGCGGAGCCTCGTCCGGCTCAAGCTGCGCGATGGTGGGGGACATGTCAACGACGCGCTGGTTCGACAGAATGTCCGCGTCGTCAACCACCCCAGTGAGGATGGTAGGCATAGCCTGTTGTCCTTCCTTCTAGTGGTTTACGGGATTCTGCGGTTGTCCAACGGTCGGGTTGGGCCACACATGGTCGGAACTACGCATTCAGAATAGCATCATTGATCCGCGCATCATAATCAGCGGGACCAGGATCAACGATGCCCTGACGCGACTGCGTATACGCCTGATTCGCCATCTGCTGCTGCGCTTCCTGCTGCGCAACCATCGGCGCCTCACGCATCCGCACAATCGCATACAACGAGCGCACACCCTCCTGCACCTTCTCCGGCGTATCCATCCCATTCGGGAAGAACGCAAGATGAAGCTGATCCGTCGGAATGTTGTCGATGTATTCCTGGATCTTGTCCGAGTAGTCGGCAAGGTCGGGGATCTGCTGCTCTAGCGTGCCGAGCGCGCCCTCGAACATCGTCTGCGTCTGCGCGTCTCGGAGCGGAGCGACCTGCTCCTGAAGCTCTGCGATGCGCTGCTCGTACTGCTGCTGCAACTGGAGCGTCTGCTGCTGCGTGTACCACGCCATTGCCTCGGCCGGCTTGCGCTCATGCCAATGCTCCCACACCGCGTTCACGATCTCGTCAGGTACGCGATTCGCATTCGCAATCGCCCACTGCGCCGCAGCCGCCGGATCCTTCTCAGCCCAACCAACGAGCTGCTCCTCATTCTCAGGATCGCCCTGAAACGGGCGACCCCACGCGGCCTGCGGCTCGTCGTACTCGTCCTCCTCATCATCAGAGAGGAGCGCTTCAAGGTCAGCCTTCTGCTGCGCCGTCAGCGTGAACTGCTGCTCAAGATGCTTGTACGCCTCTACGAGATCATCCGCGCTCTTGAACTTGCCAAGGATCAACTCGTCAACAGACTCGGCCTCAACTTCAGGCTCGGCCTCTACTGGCGCGGCCTCTGCCTGTTCAGGCTCGGCCAGCACCGTGTTCTGATCCGCGTTTAGGATCGCGTCCGCAATCGGATCAACCTCAGGCTGCTCAACAGTCTCATCGTTCGTGCTCATGCTTCCTCCAGTCGGAATGGTCGAATAGTCGGGTTAGGTAGTGCCGGGACCGGCCCCTGCGAGAGCAGAGAGAATCTGCGGAGGGATCATAACTTCCTCCGCCTGCTCCGCCCCCATCGGGGTTGTCGGTCCCGGCTGTGCCTCTCCAATCCCTCCGACCAGAGGATTGGCCTGCACTTGCATCGCGTCCTCATCTCCAAGGTACTCCTTGGGATCCTCATCAAACGCCTGGATAACATCCTCGGCGACTCGACGCATGTTCGGATTGACGCCACTCTGCTGAAGCAGCATGTAATTCTGACCAAACCAGTTTGCAAACGCGAGGGCTTCTGCGCGACGCTCCTGCCGCATCAGACTCTCGTTCGCATCCTCAACCTTATAGTCGTACTGGCCCTGAATGTCCGTCGGCGTCACGAGGCGCCAATCCTCTTCGGCTTCCTTGTCAATGCGGACCGCGACCGGGCCGGGAAGGAGCTGCTGGTTCAGTGCGACCTGCTGCTCTCCGGCTCGCCTCATTGCGTACATGATCTGCTGCTTCATCCTGATGATGCGCTTCGCAGCCATGTTGCTGATGACGCTGATGCCGGTCGCGGTCGTCTGATCAATCTGCGTATTAGACGCGCCCGACAAGTAGCCGACGGCGCCAGTGATGTTCTGAAGATCACCCTTCAGCATCTCCTCAGCCTGCACACTCGGCTGGAGAATGCTGATGTTCGGAACCCACGCCTGCACCTGATCCGGCCGGAGCGGAATCACCGCGCCCGGATATAGGCGGATATCCTGCTGTTCGGTGTTCGGATCAACGAACATGGCAGCGTTCGCCATGAACTTTGAGTTGTCAATGCGCTGATTCTGCAACTCCCAGAGCGCGATCTGCAAGTCGTTGATGATCTCAACGATGCTCTTGCCGCGAAAATTGAATGGCGTCGGCATGATGTTCGCCACGACAAACGGGAACTGTCCATGCCAGAACGGACTTGCACAATCACGAATGATGACCTGCTGATTAGCGATAACGGTGAGGCGCATCATGTTGCCGTCACGCCACCACCACTCAATAACCTCAACGCGGCCGCGACGCTCCTTATCATCCTCCATTGACAGGTTCGTCTGCTCCTCGATCTTGTCAAGGTTCTCGTAGACGCCAGCCGCCTCTAGGCTCCGCTTAGACTCGAACGTGCGGAAGAAGACGTACTCCGCATCATCAAGATTCGTCGCGTTCGCATCCCACAGGAAGTGATTCACATCCACGTTCACAAAGCCAGGCTGCTGCCGGTACGGGACTGTCTCGTACGGCTTGCGCATCCCGAGCGGGTCGGGCTTGTAGTTCGGCGTGGGGACTTTGCGCCACTCTTCTAGCCACGGGATCTTTGCGACGCTGATGCCTCGGATGAGGGCCTGCTTGACGAAGAGGGCGTACTTCTCGGAAAAGTTATCCTTGTACCGCTGCTGCTTGAGGATGTGCGTGAGCAGGTCAGCGCCTTCGGCGTACTGCGGCTGGGCGGGGATGACTCGTACGTCAGGCTCATCATCAACGATGTTTGACTCGATTACGTCAATGATCTGAAGCGCATACGGCGGGTGCAGGTCGGACTGCCACTCGATCTCGCTCGGCTTGAGGACGGCGTTGTAGCCGTCGTCACACTTCTTGTAGAACTCGCGGTTCTCGCGGTGCTTCTGGTTACTGGTGGACCAGCACTTCTGAAAGCGAGTAAGAAGGTTTTTCTGGTCGGAGGACTCAATCATGCGGGCGGCTCCGGCCACTCAACCTCGGCCGTCGGATCTTTGATCGTCGCCGGCAAGTCTCGAAGCTCTTGACGATACGCCGCCCACGCCTCAGCATCAACCGGAGCATCCGCCGCCTGCGTCCAATCGGACGCGGCGAGGAGCCGATCACGTTCCGCGCGAACCGGACGCAACAGGTAATCCCGCCCGATCTCTGCCCATGCGGCTTCGCATTCGGCGAGCGTTGGCGGCTCACCATCGGCCAGCCATTCCAAAGATTCGTACGTCGTGCTGATATTGAAACGACAACCCGGCCGAACATGCTCAATAGCGGCGGCGATATCCATCACGGCGCGACCTCCCACAAGAACAGCGTGGATACAGTGCGTGCCCAGTCAGCATTATTGCTATCGCCAGATGATTGGTTCAAATAAAGCGTCTGCGTGGTTGTTGCACCATTGTATAACTTCACGCCATATGTCACCGATGATGTGGAAGCAGGAGCGTAGACCGCGGTCATGTAAACGTTAGCCAGATCTGTGGCGACTCCACCACCATTCGGTAGATACTGCCCAGCGCCAAAACGAGAGCGATTACCGCCCAAATCAGCCTGATACGCGGTAATAATACTGCCGTCGGCAGTCAGATAACCGCCACTGACCCGGTTTGCCTGGTTTTTAGATGTATGAATCTGCGCCTGCAACACAATCAAACTATCCGCAACCTTCGCAGCATACGGAAGGTTCAACGATGTTACCTGAGTATCCGCGCCAGCCCCCAGAGATGAATATACTCGCGGAGCAGTATCGACCGCGCTCGCAAAAAACACGCGCGACGCGAGAACGTTGTCTCGGACCTGCTGATTCCAAAAAGCAGCCGTCAACGCCGTCGAACCAGCAACCGCCGTACTAGGAGTAGTCCACGCCATCAGCCCAACACCGGAG